TGCTTGCTCCTAGTAGTGGTATTTGAAAGAACGAACCATCTTGATCGCCCTTGATACTGAAAGATATATGGCAATGATGGCGGTGCTTATTGATGCCTGTATAAGTTCTCCAACGCCACGCACTTTTGGCTGAGGCAATCTTGCCATCGAAGATGATGTACGAGATGCGCTTATCAGACTTTGCCAAGAGACGAAGTTGATCCGCCACATCGGGCATGATGTCAGGCTTCGGCTTTCCTGATAGATCGCGGTCAATGTCAATGGCACGAACCCAGCCTTGGCCATCTGGATTATGGTCAGACTTACGAGCTGAGTGCCGACTATCACCGATCCAGCCATCCGAGGTGCGGTCACGATCGCTGAAACAATCATCGAACTGTTCGCGAAGTTGTTGACCAGCCTTGCATAGTTTAGGTTTCATCCAAGTAGAAGAGTTGCTTCTTCAGCAGTAATCCCCAAGCGATCTAGAACCATCTGCTTAGCGGCAGCTTTAGCGGCTAGTTCAGCCTCTACTTCTGCTTGACTTGCTTTGTATGCGGCTTCTCGATCATCGATCTGCTTCTTGGTTAATTCAATAACTTTCTCTTCACCTGTAAGAGCGTTAATTTCAATTATGTTGGTCATGAATTTTGTACTCCGTATACTCGAATTATGCCTGTAAAGTTGCCTGAGTCTGAATAGAAACTAAAGCCATCGTACGATGTAGCATTAGTATGCGCTCCGCATCGTAGGTCAATTACCGCCTGGCTATTAGGGTCTTGAGAAGTGCAGAAATAACTTGTTTCTGCTGTGGCGAAAGGATTGCTTATATTAACAACGCCAAAACTTCTTCCGCTTGACCGAATTGCTCCCACAATAAAGTTATTTGAAGTTGTATCTCTTGAAGCCCCTACGGTCGATCCCCCTGCTTGTAAATTCTGACTAATATAAGTTGAGGTCGCAGTAGTTCCTCCGGTTCTAAGTCTGATATTTATATTAACTCCAGTTGAACCGCTTAGGTTGTAGAAAATTTGATAAGTCTGATAAGTAGATGAAAAACAACCATCGATGTTTACTGTGCTACTTGCTGAGGGTGAGGCTGAAGTAATATAGGTTAGGCCTGAAGTTGCAGCAGCAGGTGTAGCCCATTTTAGGCCTGTTGCGGTGCTTGAATCAGCAGTTAGAACTTGGTTGTTTGTTCCTACCGCTAAACGCGCTGGAGTATCAGCAGCAGTTGCGGCAATTAGATCGCCCTTAGCATCTACGATGGCGTTTTGAATGGCGTTGGAATCATCTTGAGCGACCCATGAAAAGTCTAAATCTGTTCCTGAAGCCTTGGCTAGTACCTGTCCAGTTGTGCCACCCTTAAGGTCTACGAATGCTGTATCGATATCCTGACCAAGTGCGGCGATGGCAGTAGCGCCATCCTTTACTAAATCAGTCGACTGAGGGATATCCCAGCCAAAGTTGGTTGTTGTTGTTGCCATTAGGCTACGACTCCTATCGCGTTGATCCATGTAAGGGTTGGACTTAGAGTGTTCCAAGTCTCTGCTGCATTTACCTGCTCCCATTTTACCGCAACTTGGGAGAAGTTTATTGGAGAAGCGTTAAAAGTAACGCTGAGGTTGTTCAAGCTTGCTCGAAATGTCCAGCCTTCGATATAGCCTTGAAATGATCCATCGGTGATGTTGCCGGGTAGGTTTTGAATCCAGACAGGCTGACCCAAGAAAATGTTGATAAGAGCATCTCGATCGGCATTATCGATCTCTGGGTTTCCTAAAACAAAAGTAATCGCTTCAAACTTGGCGTATGGAAATGCTCGCAAGGCGATGTATCGATCGGCTAAAGCCTCGGCATCTGCTGCGTTCTTAATTCGAGAATTGAAGGATTCTGCATAAACACCGAAAAGGGATTGGCTTTCTGCATCCTCGGCTGTGTATTGACCGCTACCAGTATTGCCATAATTAATGTGAAAATAGTTTCTAAGATCGCCTGCTCTGGTTGTCGAAGATAAACCAAGGCCATTTGCATGGTTAGCATCTAAAGTTGTATAGCCGTTAGCCGCTAGGTAGTCCTGCCTATGAGTTGAATCTGCATACCCGATATTGCCATTAGGATCTTCATAGAGAACGCCAAATGCTGAGTTAGCGATAGCAGCGCATATCGAATAAAGGTCTGTATCTGAAGAAGATCTAGCGATCATCTCATAATCGCCTGGTTGGTCGATTTCGCCTAAACCAATATTGACTGCATTAGCCCAAGTTTCAGTAGGGTTGTAAGTTGCCCAAGTTTCGGCTGGTGGAACTTCATTCCATTGGCCTAGTAAATATCCTGAAAGAAGAGTATAAATTTGATCGCCATCAAAATCAGCTGATAGAATTGCGGGATCGATGATTCTAGGTAACTTAGATAAAGCGCCTAGAGCGGTAATAGTGGCAATAGTCGTATAGCCAATATCTCCTGCTCGATTAACTCCGATAGTAAAATCTGAAATAAAGCCGCCGAAGATAGGCACATAAGTGCCAGATGAATTGGTTACTTCAACGGTAATCCCAGTTCCAACTGTGAAGTCATAACTTGAGTTATTTAGATTTAATAATTGGACTTGGCAATAGCCTGCGATTGGCTGAGAGTTGATATCTGTTCGCCCAGAAGTCACGACCAAGTTAGCGATGGTTACATCTGTCACCTCAACGCTATTGATTAAGACTTTATAGGACGGGGTATAGGCGGTCATTAAAAGAATGCCGCGCTTCCAAGGGTTCCTCGAGCTGAGGAGTCATTAAGAATGCTTACAATCTGGCGAGCGGTTGACTCGCTATCGATTGCGCCATTGACGGTGATATTAGTTGTGCCTTGTCCGCCGACATAGCGATAAGCCGCAATCGGTTCATTAGGCATTACTGGCGCTGGCGCAGCCATTGGAGCCGCTGGAGAAGATGCCCCAGTTTCGAATGATGCGTTATTAAATGGATTGAGGGCAGAACCGATTTGCTTAGATATCTCGATTACTCGCTTAATCTTGTTGTAAAGATCATCGAAGAATGAAACTACTCGAGCCAAGCCATCAATTAGAGCGCCTATTGCTGCGCCTAAGATTTCAAATGCTTTACCTAGAGTCTTGCCTATAATTGGTGCTAATACATCGCGAGAGAATTCAGCAATGTTCTTAAATAGATTAATAAGCGGCTTTAATTCTTCGCTGTTATCATTAAATGAATTTCTGATTGAATTGAATGCTGATCGAACGCCATTGGCAATAGGAGTTAAGAACTCCATGACCGGGCGAAGCTTGTCTCCTAGATTGCTCGTAAAATCTGCAATCGCTGGAATTACCTTTTTAACGATTACATCAACCATTGGAGTTATGGCATCAAGAATGTAAGCGCCTACGGTTTCCTTGCCTTCATCGAAGGCGATCTGTAGACGAGTTAACTTGCCTTGGAATGTATCTGCTTTAGCCGAAGCCTGGTTCTCGAAAGTGTCTGCTAGTTTAGCGGTGATCTGATCCATGCTCATGGTCTTGAGCTGAGCGGATGTAAGTCCTATGCCCAACTTGCCAAGTGCGGCTGTATTACCTTCGGCGGCTTTAGCCATTGCATTAGTAACGGCTTCAAGGGATTTACCTGAACCTGCTGCAACATCGATGGCTACTGTTTGAAGTTCTTGAGCCTTTTGTAAATTGCCAGTTGCCCTGGACAACCTCTCTATCGATGGCCTTAATTCATCATCGGTAACGCCGAAGGCTAGAGAAGTTTGGGTTATGTAATCTTCAGTAGCAGCAATCTGATCTTCAGTTGCGCCAGTTACATTCTTGAGAGTAAGGGCTAACTTTTCTTGAGCGGCTGCATCTGCGATGGCTGACTTAACGCCATCGATCGCCAACTTGCCTGCATAGGCTACGGCTGCTGCGCCTGCTGCTGCGAAGGCTAGCCCTGCCTTCTTTCCGAAGTCTGAAACTTTATCGCCGAAGGTGGCAACATCTTTATCCGCTTTATCAAGGTTCTTAGTGAAGTTATCGACATCAGCAAGAAGCTTGAGCGTTAACGCTCTTGTACCTGTTGCCATTAGCCCCACTCCTTCAAAATCTTAGTAAATGATTCTGTCCATCTAGCAACGATTTGCGGTTGAATCTTGCGAAGCGTTGGATAGATAAACCAGCCCTTAGAGCCTCGACCTTCTCGGCCTGACCAGACAGGGAACTGCCTATACTTGTTAGATCCGAATTCAGTACCGCCCCAGATATCTCTGGTGGTTGCTCCACCTGAAAACTTCTGAGAAGCGAAGCCATAAGTAATTTCACCGATACGGCTTGACTTCTTAACCCTAGAACCTTGAGCAATGCGCCCTGAGACTTTAGTGTTATTACCTCGGCTTGCTGTCTGAATGACCTCAGCCCGGGCGAATTCAGCCAGAGCGCCTGATTGGCGCTTGGCCTCATCGTTGGCTTCTTCACCCATATTCTTTAAAGCCTTAAAGACTTTACGAAGTTCTGTCTGGTCAAGTGCTACTAGTTCACTTGCCATTACGCTGCTCCAATATCTCTATCGCTGTAAGAATATCCTCGGCACTTTGCCAATGATCCATAGGGATCTGAGTGGCTATTGCCAGTTCTACTAAGAGTCGGCTGACGCTTCCTCTTGGATGACTTTTGGGTTTCCTTCACCTACTTCAACATCCGCAACCGATTCCATCCAGACATCAAGTGTCTTGGTTGGCTGGCCGCCTGCATCGCGCTTCATTGCTGAGTGCGTTACATAAAGAATGTCCCACATGCCACCGAACTGGGAGATAACCTTTTTAGTTGTCATCTCCCACTTGGCGTAATCAGGTGGGCGAACCAGGTAAGTGGTTTCCGATCCATCAACATATTTAATTGTTATTTGCTGTTGCATTGTTTGCTCCCGTTTCTATTGTTTAGCTAAAGGTTTCGACTACTGCGCCCTTAGATACTTTGAAAGTAAAGTCTACTGTCTGGGCATCTGTTCCAGCGCCACCTGCTGTTGGAAATTCAGGCATAATTGGAAACACGAACTGAGCGCCTGTAGCGGCTGTAAGAGTTACGCTGATGTCTGTATCTGGCGCTGTCTCTGCTGCTGTCCATAGTGCTTCGCATACTGAGTTAGCCTTGCCCCAATCAGCAAGCATTGAAAGAGCAAAAGTACCTTCGATGTTAGTGGTTTTGTAGGCCTCGCCATCGAGAGTCTGATAAGTCTCGCGAATGTTGGTCTTAGTTAGAACTGCTGAAGTTGCTTGGGCTTCGATATCTGTTCCACCTGTGAAAGATAGAGAAATATCGCGACCTGTGATTACTGTGGTTGCCATTATTTATCCTTAGTTTGTTTGTGTGTAGTAGGTAGAAACTCGGATATCTGCGACCAACACATTAGAAGGCCCGACTTGAGTTACCGTTGGTTTTTCAACCGATCCGATCGTGTACCCAACTGGGATCACTTTCAGAACACTTATTACTAGCTGCTCGAGATTGTCGAGCGATGCCGGGTTGCTGTTGTAGGCAACTGCGACCGAGATTACGAGATTAATTTTAGTGTGAAGTGTGGTCTTGCCGATTGTCTCGAGTTCGAGATATGGAGAATCTGGAACGCATACTACGAACGGAACCATAGGCGCTTCTGGAACATAAGCATAGACATTGCCTGCGACATTGGCGAAGGCTGTGGCTAGTGGTTGACGAACTGTATCCAGGATAGTTGAGGCTGGCATTTATTGCACCATTGAATCGGTGTCGATGTACGCCCCTAGAAGTCCTGATACGCGGTTGAAAAGGCTGCGGCCTAAACGATAAGGCGAGACATTAGTGAAGTCGATTCCTTCGATCTGCCCACCTGGAGCGATGCGAGATTGGAATACTTCTACTGATACTGCTAGAACTGCTGATTCAACCGCGCTTACGCCTACATAGGTTGCAGCGCCTGAAAGGGTTGCTTTACCTGAAGGGATAACATTTCGGCCATCGATGTCTGCATTTGTAATTGATACTGTGAAGAATCCGTTGAAGTCTCTATAAACGCCATCTACGAATACGCGAGAATTAGAGTTCATAACATAGGTGTCTATGTCGTAGTTGCTAGATTCCAAGATTGTAAAAGTGCCATTAAACGGGGAGCCGCATCCTGTGATGACTACGCTCTGACCCTCTGAAAAGTTGTTCTCGCCTAGAACTGTGTAATAAGCGATGTTGTCCTGCAACTCCACGCGTGAAATCGGTGAAGCGTATGTAACGAGCATCGGCAAGATAACTGCCTCTGCTGTGTCGATTACATCTGTTAAATAAGCATCGTTATAAAGGGATGTAGAAACGCCAAGGATAGACCTTAGTTCTGCAACTGTAACGATTGAAGCCATCTCTACATCCTCTCTATTAAACGGCTG